AAACAATAGTTACTAAAAAGTTCTCCGGTTCTGGCAATCTGCTTAATTCTAAGAACACGATCACGCATTGTTTTCATAGACAGATCTAAATAATGGCACCGACTCTGCAATGCCGCCAAATGATCTTTTAACTTATTACTACGAACATTGTCGAATTGCAAGTTAGTAACAAAGATAACACCACCTTTAAAATCGAAACGGTCCGGAATGCCTTCACGACGAAGCACATTACTATCGGCGTTCCAATGTATTGTTCGTTTCTTGCCTGAATCCAATGCAGCCTTTAATAGATTAAGACTTAATTCATCACTAAATATCGAATCACAATCATCAAATACCAATACATTACCATTACCGGAATAACGATATAGATTTAAATATAATCCAAGCGGAGACATTGCACCTTTAACGAATGTATATGATGGTGGCGTATCTGCAATCACTGCCATTATATTGGACTTCTCAAGTCGCGTCTCAATACCATATGACTTGCCAACTCCTGGTGGACCAACAACAATCATAGCACGAACATTCCCTGCCATGGTTGCTTTAGTCATCTCATCTAGGATATTAAATCTTTCTTCGATCCTATCCATAATCTCATCATCTGTTTCAAATGGTTCGGATTCTACGATTTCCACTGCCCGTGTTGTGTGATTTATTGCTTTGGGTTGATTATTTGCTGTTATGTTGATGACCTCACCATTCATCCCATCATGATATGTGATGTTTTCTGGAGCTACTATAACACGAAACTTTCTATCACCATCCACCACAGTGATGCCATGCCCTTTAGAGCCGGAACTTAGATGTTTGACTACTGGGAACATCTTATCATGTATTGGTTTACCACAATACTTGCCATGTTTAATATAAACATGGACGTTTGGTAATTGCGCTACTTGGATATGGTCCATTATATGCCTTTATGTTATGTTGTGTTGTTTATGTTGTATGCAAGCATTATACATAGATTGGCAGAGTGATGCAACACATTACATACTGATGGTTGTGAATATAGTGCCTTTTAATATGTGATATGCCATATTTTTTTTCTGGTATATAATGATCTGGCGAGAGATATATCATACCGATTACTGCATCACACGGTATATATGATATATTAGATCCTTGTAGTGTGATTGCTTGGGCAGATAGACCTTTACCCAGCCCACTGGATGCCGATGCACGGCGTAAGTCAATCCAACCATTCACTGTTAAATTATCTGGGAACGTATCGATGATTGAATTCTCTAGATACAAATTGCCATTAATTGTTACATCGTTGCCTAAACATACGACATGCTTATAATTCAACTCCACAGTGTTATCAAATACCGAGTGATCGACCACATATTTTTTAATATCTCTCATATGATTTAATCCTAATATTATTACCACGTAACCGTTGAGCCAACTAGTGATACCGATCCATGGACGATTAATCCTTTTGGGAGAGGTTTTAATGTGCATACAACCAAACGCAGATCGCCATGAATTGTGATATTGTCCGGAATTGATACTCTATAGCACAATATCCCCATGAAGCTCCATTCCGTCAGTTAGATTACCACCCAACATTAACTGCTCATTGTGGGTTATTTTCCTCTGCACAGACATCTATCTTCCTTATATTATAATGTAATGTCTTCCATACCAACAGTTCTCAATTTAGTGATATGCCCTAACTGCCATTGCTTGACATCCAATCCTTTATGTATTGCGAGGTATTGATTACGAAGTAGCGCAACCTCATTTACTAGACATTGGAATTCTATTACTTCTTTATCACCACTAGCATATTTGTCAGCATCACGACTTGATAACGCTCTATTATATGCCTCTAAATATTTCTTATAATGTCTTACTCGTAACTCGTCATATAATATTTCCAAGTGTTTCAGAACTGATTCTATATCTTCCAACTGATTAAACCGAAATTCCACGATACCTGGTAACAACTTGATATTGGTTTCCAAGTTACCTTCTATTTTAACTTCTTTTCGAGCTGTTGTCAACTCATTGGTATAATACTGTATGAATTGAGGTATAACACTCAAGTCATCTACAACTTTATAGTACCACATACCCAATCCTCGATGTTTATTAGATTACGAATATTCATCCATGTCGTCATCAATTTCTGGTTCATCGTCATCAAGTTCAATATAATCCTTCAATGATGATCTAATATATGAATCTGTTGTATTTTCTGATAGTTCTTCTAGACTATAAGCATTTTCTGATAAAATGCTCACGAAGTCATCTGCGGCTGCCTGGAATCCTCCAGCGATATGTGGTCTTAATGCCTCCCAAATCTCCAACGATAAATCTAAACTCATTTTATATTCCTTTTATTCTGTGTTATTGGCATCACTTGATGTTATATTAGCATCATCAACTTGATCCACATCCACTGACGTATTTATATCATCTAATACCTCCCCATCAGTCGGATCGTCAACTTCCTCCATTATTGGATCGACTGCCAAATCCAAGAACATCATATCATCCATCACTTTATCAAGTAACCCATCTTCATTATGTTCCCATTTTTTACGAAATGCCTTTAACTCGGTTCCATCTCTTAATACGTATATATAGCTATTACCTGTTCTCTTTAATAATTCTCTCTTTTCAATAAGATCGAACATTCCTGAATATGGGCTCATCCCAGTGTCATATGGAATTTTAACCTGAACTGACTCGAATGGTTTTGCATATCTGGTCTTCATTATCTTACAACCAGCCCGAATACCCTTTACAGCGGCGATTTTATTACCTTCGGCATCCTCTTTCAATTTCATTTTCTTCATAGCAACTACTATCGATGACGCATAGATGAATCCTGAATTATGGCTAACTGTCCCATCTTCCAATATATAATGATGGGCATTCTCCACCTCTATATCATAAACATCGCCTGTACCAATACTACTTTTACTCTCAATTTTTACTTTTTTAAACATTTATTAACTCCTGTTTTATCATACATCGACGGTTCTCAATATGGCATCCCCATCACATAAATCATGAACACGTTTCCATACATACCCATCATCAGTTTCTACCATAAACCTATGTTCTTCTGTACATTCAATCGAACTTCCATCTTCCATATTCAAACGAAATAATGGTTTATCGCTATAATGAAATGTATTAACAACCTCACATTTACCATCCAATGTTGTTACATAGTCGCCAATCTCCATCATTGATATATCTTTTATACCACCATCCCATAGACGTACATTGTGGCCTTCTGTTAAGCATCCCCCTGATATTTTATCATCGGGGTCGAAAAGATCCTGTGAGGCATAGGTATGATTCGTCGCTATGAAACCCACATTATATGCACCAATCATATTAACCGTATTTCTTACCAATGCGGTTAATGCCTTTGGCTTACGACCCAAGTCACCTTTCAAATCACCTTTATCAAATTGCGCCACATCTGTTGGAGTTAATAACATCCCCAATGAATCTACCACAAATAATACTTTAGGCCGTTCTTCCTCCTCAAGTTTCTTATAATCATCCATGAATGTGCTAATGGTTTTAGCAACATCATCAATCATACTCATCGATAGCCGTAGCAATTTATCTTCACTAGTATCAACATCCAGTGCCTTTAACCATGCTTCATCTAGAGCATTTTCAGTATCAATTAACACTACATAGATACCTTGTTGTTGTGCATTCCTAACAATATTACCTGAAGAAATGAACGATTTGCCTGAATTATGAGACACTATACCATCACCATAATAACGATGATTATTATGTAGTATTTCGAAATCATAGCATTCTTGTTTCGACTCTAAGTTTAGAGTTTCCAATACCACATCAACACCACTTCGTGTTTTAATCACATCACCGACGCTCAATTCATCGGCCAATACCCATGACTCGTCGTTTAATTGGATCAAATGGTTCACCGCGCACGTTGTACTATTATTCTCAGTAACAATACTCACCATATGCAATTCGCCCTTATCATACCATTCACCTAACGGCTGATATCCATCGGGAGTATCCATTTCAATATCATACTCATTTGACATATACATATCACGCAATTCACCCACAGTAACTTCTTCTTCTTTCAGTTTATACCTGACGGTGACTTTTGCGTCTTTTGGGAGACAGCCTGACTCCCCAGCGAAGACCGTTACCTTACCCATAGGAACACCTTTATTAAAATCACCGCTAATAAGATAATTCAACGCATAATTCCCAGTAGATATCCAATCTGTGGGATCATTAAAACCAACAGATAATCCTGATATTGATTTTGTTATACTCTTTCTAAATTTACTTACATCGAATGGCTTCATACTCATATTATTCACCTCATTAAAAGAAATGGGTGGGCTGCTTTAAAATGCAACCCACCCGAACCATATTAAATGGTATTACCCGTTCTGACGAGCTCTAATTTGAGCTAAAATATCAGCAGTATTGGATCCTGGTTTCTCTTTCTGCTGCGGAGTAGTATCAAATGGTACATCGTCTGTCGCATCAAGCTCTGCTGCCACTGACTTAGCCACATCATCTGTATTGGCCGATACATTAACTTCAGGGGCTGCCTTAGTTTCAGGGGCTGGTGAATTACCAAATGATTGCTGACTTTCCGTTGGTTTATCAACACCACGTGGACGGTAATATTGTGCCCAGCGATCAATATCATATGCTTGTCCATCAACACTTGCTTCGAACATTTCAAAGATAGCTTTCAACTCCACCGCTGATGGCTTCGCAGGTAAATATGTTGATAAATCTGGTAAACCATAATTCTCAATATCTGATAATTCACTTTCAGTTATTGCCGTTTCTTTTCTTGACCAGTTACTACTTGAGTAATCGGAGAATGTACCATCTGGAACCTTATTAATTCTAAAGTCCAAT